GTATTCTATGAAGGTGCTATTCCCATCATTGGTGCTGGCGGCGGTGGTGGCGGCGGCGGATCAGGTGGTGGATACAATGGCGGTAGTGCATATGATGGTTGCTATCGTGGTGGAAATAGCCAGTCTCCAAGAACTTCTTTACACTCAAGAACATCTGCTATTGACTTCTCTGGTGGTGCTAATGGCACCCAAGGTGGTTGCACCGCTGGTGGCGGTGGTGGAGGCGGCGCTGGATGTGGTCCTAACGGTCAATCCAACGGTGGTACTGGTGGACAGGCAGGTGTAGGTCACAACGGCAACGGTGGTGGTACAGGTGGACAGGATGGAGACTCTGCATATAGAGCAGACTATTGTACAGCATCTATTGGAGATGATGCTACCAATGGTGGATCTCCTGGTACTGCTGGTGGTGCTGGATATGTAGAAATTAAGTTTACTGCTACTATTGACAACCAAGGTGCAGGTGGCGGCGGCGGTGGACAAGGATGTCAATTATCCTTTACCCTTGCTAATACAAATATTTCAATGATTGCTGGTGTCCAAACTCCTGGTACTGCTGGGGGAACAGGAGCACAAATTGGTGGATCTGGATATGCTACTATCACTTATCTCGGAACAGAGGGTGGTGGTGAAGTAGAAGGAGGAACAACAACTCCTAGTGGAAGATATTATTTGTGTGATCAAGATGGCGTTCCATCTGGTTCTCCATTAGATGGACCAATTTGGTTGACATCTTCTGCTGATGGTGATACTGAAACCAATGCACTTACACCAACTTTGCCAGGTATTGGTACTAGTGCTACCAACAAATTCTCTATGGTCACTTCTGTTGGCACCCCAACATATAATGGCAGAGCAACAAGATATATTCCTTTCATTGGACCAGGAACAAGACAATATACTCTAGGTAATTTTGATCTGACAAATGCTAATAAAATCAGATTTAGTATTATTTGTGGAAATAATAATAATGGTGGTGCTCTACCCGAAGAGGATTTGTTGATCTACTGGAAAACAGCAGATGGTACAACTACTACCCTATTAGATTCTGTGATGACAGCATCGCAAGTATCACAGGGATGGCAAGAACTAGATGTTCTTCTACCAGAGGGAGCAAATGTGAGAGATCAAAACATCCAGTTAATCTTGAGACAAACAAGAACAGCAAACCAGGATGACAACGCTAATAATAATGAAGATAACTATGGTATTTCTGCAATTACTTTCTTCTACGATGAAGTAACCACCAGAAACTTTGTTGCGACTGCAAATAATACTATTAGAGATGTTGATTATGTTGATGTCACAGTCAACTCAACACAGGCAGGACTAGTTACTAGCGAAGGATCTTTTGAAATGAGTTCTTCGACACCAATTTCTACTACTGCATTAGTTGTTCCAGAAAGCAACGTGCCTTTGATCACCAAATATCATAGGGTAAAATACCTGATCAAATCTAGGTAGATAAATACAACGAAGGATCTTATACCACAATGGCAGAACTTGCATCTAGAGATATTGAGTTATATGTGAATGCGGTGAGCAGAACCATGACGAAGAAAGGCGTCATGAAACAAATCACTGATGAATTCTGGACTGAGAGCGTTGCTCCCATCCTACATCCTATCTGGGATTCTGATAAGGATAGAATGGAATCGTTCGCACGTTATGCTGATGGATTTATTGCAATTAATAAACTAAAGTATCAGAGAGATAGAAAGACTGGTGAATACAAGTGGGTAGCATATGAGCTATCGCTTGAGGGTATTGATCAGTCTGAACTTGATACTCTATACGAAAACCTCAATGAGAAATATATTGAGTTTAGAGGTATTATTGATCAAGATCTTGAGCAGCAACTTGCTGTTACATTTGCCAAGGACAATATCGTCACCTGGACCAAACTGTTGATGGTCAGGAAGTTCTTGCTAGATGAGTCTGATTACACACAAATGTCAGACTACACTGGCAGTGATGAAGATAAGGCGATGTGGGTAAAATATAGACAGAAACTAAGAGATCTACCAGAAGAACAGCAAGGACTGCCAACGAACTCGGTTAGATTCCCCATCAATCCAAACAAATATAAGTTGATGGTAGATGAAGAGAGAACAACTGCCGAATACTTAGAAGATATAGAAGGACATTATTATAATATCTCTAGATCTGTCCTCAGCAAGTTTGCATCTAAGATGGTTGCATATTTGACTGTTGCCATTCAAAGTGGTAACATTGATGAAATGCCTAACTTGCTACCTGCCAAGTCTGAAGCAAATACATTGGATGCTATCCTTGAAGTTATTGAACAGGGAGGATTTGACTGATGGCATTAATTTCACTCAATCCACTGAGCACATATGATATGTGCTGTCGCATTGCAAAGAATGAGAATGTATATGTGATGGTGATTGATAATAGACACTATCACACACTGTCTGCAGATAAGAAAGCAGAAGTATATAACTATTACAAAGATCCAATCGATGCTGACTTTGCCAACTGGATTATTCCAGAGGCAGAGATTGATGCTGTATTTGAAGCAAATGATTTATTCTATGTGTTCAAGAGTGAGCAGGCAGCAGTAGATAACTGTTGCGATTGGTTCCCACAGCGAGAGAATCTACCAGATGCTGATCACTTCATTCCAGCATACGTCATCAAACCCAACGGTACGATTCCATACACAAATCAAAACACGACTCCACCCGCTTGACACGTGGTTGACTGGTGTGCTATGGTAGCAGAGCACCAGTGGTGATCCATGCTCAAAGGAGATCTAATGAAAGTACCTACACAACCTGAGTTGACGCACTTGCAGCTACAAGCAATGTTACGCGATCACAATATTCCAGACAGCGAGATAAAGTATCTGGGTGAGCGTGAGTACACTGCTGAATACCAAGCACACCCAGAGTATCATGGTCAGATGATGCCATGGTATATTATTGGTGGTGAGCATGAGGTGCCAGTATGTGACATTGCATCAGTTGACCGAGTGGACGATGACGATACTGTCCCTGAATGATGAAGAAAGTATGAGGATATACTGAAATCCTCACACAACCATCTAAAATACAGTGTACTACGCTAAACTAACATGAACACGCCAGAGAAACACGAAAAACGCAGAGATGCTCTGGGTCTTTTCTACGAAAGCGTATTGAAGCCCGATCCTGAACTGCGCCAGTGTGCTCACAATCAGTCATGTTATCATGAATTGATGGAATGGCGTGAGGATGTGCTACGCTACCTTGATGAACGACGCAACCAGGAATTTCACCATGACCATTGAAGGACGCCCCGAATTGAAAGGATCTGAAGAGTTTTTGCAAAAGACTTATGAACAGCAACGTCAAAATCGTATGCAAGATGCTATCGATGATTACTTGCAAGATGACAAAGTACCAGTACGACAAGTATATGAGGAGATGCTATCTTGCGTCAATGATGTGATTAAATACCATGAGAAAGAATACTGTCGTGCTGCTAGTCTTCGTGATCTCATGATGGGTCACCGTGAGGTTGACTTGAATGATCTTGCTAGTAAGTGGCAGTATGATAAACTACCTGACCGTTTTTAACTACCATGACTGAAGAGGATTTCAAGAAAGCAGCAGAAAATTTTCTAATGCTGCAGAATAACAATGATCACAACTTTAAGATCTTGCAGTATCAAATAGATAAACTGCAGGCACAAATTGATGATCTCAATGAGTTGAGGAAACTCTTCCACTTGCCACCACCAGAGAACAAGGATCGTCCTTACTTTGATATCAAAGATGCAGAGAAAGTCAAGTGATTATGAATTACTTCAACCAGTGTGCTATCATGGCACATGTGGATACATCTCTTTCATTAGTGAATACTATATCAGTATAGTATTCAAAGACATTCCACTCCCCGAGAGCGCAAACTCTCGGTGGGGTCGTCATTATGCTACACTTATTGTTTACCCTGAATTTTGGCATGAAATACGCAGTTGTTTGGATGAAGAACAAGAAGAAGGGTTGCACTGCCCGCCAAGAAGCAATCTTCTACAATTTGGAAGACGCCGCACTGTGGGAGCAGCATATTAACAAAACTGAACACGCAAAAACAAATATTATTCCCATCTTCAACTGATGTATTACAAGTATTGGATCAATGATACTGTGCTACCTGACAGTCTCTGTGACACTATCATTCAACAAGTAGAGAAGGAGGAACAGTTTGGTCCACTACGTTATGGAACTTTGTATGGACAGAGAGAAGACAGAGACCTCAGAACATCTGGTGTACTTTTGTTTCCTGCTACTACATGGATTGGTGGCATGTTATCTCACTACGTCAACATCGCTAACAAAACAACATTTGAGTTCGACATTGATGACATGTGGGCAGGGAACAACATTCAGTACACAATGTACAAAGGAGGAGAACATTATACCTGGCATTCAGACGAACATCTAACTAATCGTGAAGATGGTCAGAGAATACCACACCTTCGTAAACTATCATTCTCACTACAATTATCAGATGAGGATGATTATGAGGGTGGAGAGATGCAACTAGCATATCCTAAACTCAGTAAATGTGTTGAGGATCCTCAGTTTCACATTGTCACTGTGCCTAAAAAACGTGGTACAATCATTGTTTTCCCATCATACACATTACATTGTGTGAAACCAGTGACCAAGGGTACACGGCGATCACTGGTGGGATGGATGATGGGTGTGCCATTTAAATAACTGGTTGGGGTGCCTTGACGGTGCCCCTTTTTCGTGCCATACTATATTCATACCAAACGAAACCAATGTCCTACCTCGAAGACAACCTGCTCCCTCTCGTCTTGGACATCAAAACTCCCAAGACCGACAGTTATATCATGATTGCTGCTGGTCTTGGTGACAAAACCAGTCAGAGCAGTATTCTCATTCAAATGGGGTACAAACTCGAAGATTTCTGGAACAAAGTGATTAGTGACTGTGCTACTAATCTGATTGAAGATAATAACAAGATCAAGGTCAATGGCAAGAACCGCCAACTCGATCATGTTATCAAACTGATTGACAAGATCATTTACCTTGAGAGTAAGTGCAACCTCAATTTTGACACTGAGAAGAAACCTGCTAGCAACGATAAAGTTGAGGCAGTTTGCAATACTCTTAGTGAAACATATGGTCAAGAAGTCACTGCTGGTTACTTCGTGCCTTGCATCCGCGACATTCCTGCTGATGTGCGGAAAAAGTATCCCAACGTGAACATTTATGGTGTAGAATGGTTGCTGGACACTCTCAAATGTGATCTGTTCACTGCTGATGAGTTTTTCGTGTTCTTTGAGAACGTTGTCGGTCCTATTCTTGAAGAGAAGATCTATGCTTAAACCACTGGTCAAATACCAAGGCGGTAAGTCTCGTGAACTAAAGATCATCACTAAGATGATGCCTGCGGAGTTTAACCGTATAGTTGAACCTTTCTGCGGAGGTGCTGCGCTATCATTTAGCGTAGGCAAACCTGCTGTGCTGTGTGATACTAATTGGGATGTGATTAATCTGTACAGATGTATTGCAGACAACCAAGGATTGCGTCGTCTTACTTGTAGAGTAAATGAGTTGCGCGATTGTAATCATGATGAACTAGAAGAGCATTTCTATGATGCTCGCAATGATATTAACAGTGAAATGGATTGGGAGTTCCAAACAGCATGGTCTCGTGCCATTTCATATGTCACAGTGAGACAGTTGTGTTTCTCTGGTATGGAACGATACAACGCAGAAGGAAAGTTTAACGTACCATTTGGTCATTACAAGAAGTTTGCATGTAACTTGACATTTGAGAACTCTGGACAGTATTGGGATATGCTCAAACGTTCTAGTATTATGCATGGAGATTTTGAACTAGCATTGAATGAGGCAACTGCAGATGACTTCGTATTCATTGATCCTCCTTATCTTGATCGGCTTGGGTATCACAGCGGTGATGGTGGGGATGATGTCCACAGTAGATTGGTTGCTAAGTTGAAAGATGCACCATACAAATGGATGATCGTACACAGTGACCATGAGTTCTATCGTGAGCAGTATAAAGATTTCAATATCATGACAAAGGACTTTACATATGCTCAGAGATTTGGTAAAAATAAGGACCATGGAGGTGCCAAGGTCCAGCACCTGTACATCACTAACTACGATGCACTGCCTGAGACCCCTCCAGAAGCGTCCACAAGCATCCTGAACCACTTATCATGACCGAAACCACGAACGTGCCCCTGACGACCCCTCAGATCCGATTTCTGATGGATGTGCTGATGGGAAGTCAACTCGGTGTCACCAAGGTCTACGCTTATCAGAATGGCGTTGACGATAGTGCCACCTACAACCAGTTGGAGAACTGTCTACCATCTGGTCCTGAGCCCTTGGATGCCTGGTAAGATTACTAGGTAATCGAGAGACACCAATGCAACTCCAAACCTCCGCCACCCAGATCGACTTCTACCCTGTCGCTGGTGGCAAGCGTTTCGTCAAGCGTGTCATCTGGCACCCCACTGAAGAGATCTCTCAGCAGATGACCTCTTTCACCACCCGTGTCAAGTCTGACGCCCTCTACGACATCCGTAACTACCTTGCCAATGGTGCTGAGGTGACTGACTTCAACACTGAAGCATACACTGGCAAAGATTACTCTCCTGTCTACTGCTGATCGCTAAATGTCAAACACTTTCATGAAATCTTTCATCAATACTCTCATCTTCAACGTTGCCACTATTGTTGGTATCGTTGTTGGTGTGGTTAGATATACTTCCACTGCCACCAAAGTTTGGTATAATGAAGGTGGACGTGAAGTTCTTATCAACAATGCTTGTAAGTTCATGGCATTTATCAACAAAATGGCAGAGCAAGCATACTATCGTTTAGAGGATGCTGAGACCGCTACTGCCTGAGACAGTCTGACAACTGTCCACCATTTCCCCCATTCCTCGTCAAATCCTGTATTCTATAAAGGTAGTCAAGGGAACGACCCCATGCCCATGATCTCAGACGACACTATCGACCTCCAGATCCGCCGTACCATCCTCAAATCTATTGAAGAGATGGACATTGAGATGCTCAAGCGTATTGCTTACGAGTGTCGCTGTGAAGAGATGGGTCTGCTCCCTGACAACACTTACCTGAACTTTTGATTCT